TTATTCTCCATATATAAGTGGATTAGGATTTAAAATAGCAACTCCAATCCACACATCTTCACACTATCAGACCTTTGAAACGCCCTACCTAAAGGAGCTGGTAGGTGGCGACAGGAACATGGAACAGACTAATCTTGTGGTTACACCAGACGGAAAGAGCTGGGATGAGGTTACTAGAGATACGAGTTATCTTGGGCCATCAACTGTACTTCATTGTTTTGCAGATGATGTTGATGCTGGTTCTAATGCTACCTATGTAATTAATACTATACATAGGGGTGGAGGAATGAACAGATTTAAAACAACCACAGCTCAAAAAAATCTAGTTTGGGCATATGACCGAATGATTTGTCTTGTTGATGGATATTATAAAATAATGATGTCTGTTCATAAAGCGGCTTCAGGAGGTCATGATTGTTATATGTATAAAAATGGTAGTGAAACAGAAGGAGCAAGAATTTATTGTCATGGTGCTTACTATAGTATTGGTAGAGGTAGTTTTTATTGGGATTTAAAACGAGGTGATTATATACAAATTAAATGGAGTTCAAATGCAAACTGGACATTAAACTTCCAACATTTTTATGCAGAAAAAATAGGATAAAAAATGTTTATATCACATAAATCAAATGTAATTCAACATATTGAAGAAACTGATTGGAATTGTCGCAGAAAGACTAAAGACATGACTAAGCCTGAATATTGGGCTTGGTTAGAATCAGTTACTACTGATGGTGTACCTGACTATTCTGGTGAAACTGGATACACAATAGTTGAATGCACAGATGAAGATGTTCAAGCAAGACTTGTACAGTTAAGTGAATATATTGGTGGTAGACCATTAGTTTATAACATCAAATACTATGCTTCCAAAAGAGATGCAGAAGAAATACTAGACATAGACGGAAAAAGTCATGACCCCAAAGTATATGTTCAGTCACATTTTATAGGAGATGACTCTGCTAAAGATGCAAGAATCCTTGCAGATGAATGGACAGATATAAGAACAGAAAGAGACAGACTTTTAACAGAATCAGATTGGACACAAGGAAATGATACTCCACTATCAGATGCAGATGTTGCAAAGTGGAAAACATACAGAACATCACTAAGAGATTTACCTAGTGACCAATCAAGTAAGACTAAATATTCAGACATAACATGGCCAACGAAACCATAAGGAAAAATGCCAGTACTAACTAAAATAAACAGTAACGTAATCGCAGATGATGCTATAACAGGGGATATGCTCGGAGCAAGTGCATATCTAGCAAATACTGCATCTCAGAATATCTCTGGAACTTATTCTGAGAATAGACTGTATACCTCTGATGCATATACGTTGTCAGGAAATGCAACAGTAAATAGTAATCTTACTTTAAGTACTGTAAAAAGTTCTGGTGATGTTGTATTAACTGCTGGTGGTGCATATACAATTACTGGTACAGGGGTACTTTCTGGTGGTTCTGTGGTAGCAAAAGCAAATACAGATTTGACAGGAATGACAGGCACGATTGGGAGTGGAGTAACTCTTGAAAGTGCAACTTTTCCAGCAGGGCATATAGTCGGAGTACATCATAGTGGATTAAATAATGCCAATGTTAACAATGCAGGAGATGTTGTAAATTCTAAGACAGTAAATTTTAATAGAGTATTAAGTAATTCTAATTTTATTGTTACTGTTATGTGTAATAGATATAGAGGGTCATCATCAGGCAGATTAAGAATAGGTTATACAAGAGGAGTCGGAAGTTTAAGCACTTCTTATTTAGGACAAGCTGACAATACAGGAGAAGAAGATGGAAGTAATTGGCACAATGTCTCAATAACCTATAAAGATGAAACTACTGGTAGTGCTGGAGATAGTATGTATTTTGGTACTTTTTTTAGTAATACCTCCGCAACTTGTAGTACAAGAGGTGCGGCAATAATGGTAATGGAGATTGTTGTAGCATGAAAACATCAACGTGCAGAAATCAAAAATAAATATCCTAAAGGATAAACTATTATAAATAGAATTAACAAGGAAATAAAATGGCAAATTTAATAATAAAACCTACAAGTGGTGGAAGTTTAATCCTTCAGGATGAAGGTGGAACCGCTGCACATACTATTGATGCTTCAGGAAATCACACATTATCTGGTACTACAAATAATATTGGTACTGTAACTAGTGGAACATATAATGCGACTATTGGGAGTACTGCTGTAATGCCTGCAGGAAGTATTATTAGAGTATCAGACCAAACAACAGGAACAACATCAACAAGTGGTAATGTTCATAATACTTGGACAGATACAGTCGTTACAGGTGCATATACACCAGTATATAACACAAGTGATGTATTTATAATTTGTTGGTATGGAAATACTCTAGAAAATAGTTCTGGTGATGCAGGTGTCGCAACAAGATTTAAAAGAGTAATCTCAGGTGGTGCAACAACTTATCCTCAATCTCTGTCAACTCTGACTCAATCTGGTTCACCAAATCACCATTCTACTGGCTATCGTAATGCCAATAGTGCAACTACTACTTTCTTTGAGATGAGACAACTTACTGTTATGGATAGTCCAGCTACAACAAGTGCTATTACTTATACATTACAATATGGAACATATAATACTGAGGCTTGCGTTATAGGTGGAGCATATAGTTCTATCTGGTCAATACAATTTATGGAGGTAAAGAGATAAAATGGGAAATTCTGCAATAGAAAAACAATTTAAAACAAAGGCAATTCATAGTCTTGTTCCTAATGGTGTTTATCATGCTGATGCTGATGGTAATATATTAGAATGGCTTACACCAGATATTACTCAACCAACAGAATCAGAAATAAATACTAAGGTTGCTGAATTACAGACTGACTTTGATGCCCAAGCCTATGCTCGTGCAAGGAAACCTCTTTATCCCGATATTGGAGATCAATTAGATGACCTTTATAAACAAGGTGCATTTTCTTCAGCTATGGCTGCAAAGATTAAAAAGGTAAAAGACGATAATCCTAAAGGATAATTCTTTTTACAATTTACTTAAATAATTAACCCTTATAAATACTTACAACATTTATAAGGGTTTTTTTATGGCAACTATTTCAAATATCTTCATAGATTGTGGTGCAGATTTTACCACAACTGTATCAGTTACAGACAGTTCGGGGTCTGCTTTAGACCTAACTAACTACACCGCAGCCGCACAAATCCGTAAAACATACGAGTCCTCATCTGCAACAGTTGCATTTACTGTTGCATTCAATTCAGACAGAACCACAGGAAAATTAGACATATCCCTTACTGGAGCTCAAACAGCTGCTATATCTCATGGTAGATATGTTTATGATGTTTTAATAACTTCAGGTTCAGGAGGAAAAACGAGAGTAGTTGAAGGACTTGCAACCTTTAACCCTAGAGTGACACAATAGTATGGGATTAAATGCAACAGTAAAAGCCCCAGCAGTTATTTCTGGTTCAACAACAACTGGTGAACAAGCAAAAGTAACTAGAATGGTTGTGCCGGGCATCAAGGGTGCAGATGGAGATATTACATGGGAGGGTGAATGGAGTTCTAGTACTACATACACTCAAAATGAAGCCGTACAGTATAATGGTAGTGCATATGTTTGTTTACAGGGAAATTCTAATTTAATTCCCCCAAACAATACTAGTGCATGGTCACTAATGACATCTAAGGGAGATACAGGGCCTGCTGGTGCAGTTGGAAGCGCAGGAACAATCACTATTGGAACAGTAACTACTGGTTCTGCTGGTAGTAGTGCAGCTGTAACTAATAGTGGTACATCTAGTGAGGCAGTCCTAAATTTTAATCTTCCTAAAGGTTCACAAGGACAACAAGGAACAACAGGAGCCGCTGGTGCAAAAGGTGATACTGGAGCAACTGGTGCAGGAGCAACTGTAGGTATAGGTTCTGTAAGTACTTTAGCAGAAGGTTCAAGTGCTACAGTTACAAATATAGGATCTGCAACTAATGCAGTTTTTAATTTTGGAATTCCTATGGGTCAAACAGGGGCTCAAGGAACATTCAGATGGAAAGGTGCATACAACAATTCTTTTACTTATGGTGTAAATGATGTATCATATTATAACGGATCTTCTTATGTATGCATTCAAGGTACTATAGGAAATGTACCCACAAATACTACATATTGGGATAAGATGTCATCTGCTGGTGCAGAAGGTGGTGCCATTGCATCTATGGAAGATACAAATATTTCTATTAATCCTACTGATGCAGCTATTATAATGTTTAATGACTCTAACGATAAATGGGAAGATAATAATGTGTTTGGTAGTAATAGAAATGCATTACAACTAGACGGAGGAACATTCTAAAGGTAAAAAATGCCAACAACGATTAAAATAAAAAGAGGTGGAGCTTCATCAAATACCGCACCAAGTGGATTAGGAGCAGGGGAACTTGCAGTTACTTATGGAACTGGTACTGCTAGTAATGGTGGTGATAGATTATATATAGGAAACTCTCCTGCAAATGCAGACCTAGTTATAGGTGGTAAGTATTTCATGGATATGTTAGACCATGCTCAAGGAACACTTACAGCAAGTTCTGCATTACTTGCAGATTCAAATAGTAAACTGGACAACCTCAAGGTAGATAATATAGACCTTAATGGTAGTGCAATTACCACAACAAATACAAATGGTGATTTAGACATAACACCACATGGAACTGGTGTAGTAAATTTTAAGGGTGATGGTTCTAGTACTGTAGGAACAATAAAAATCTTTAGTGAAACAAATGCAAAGTCGGTTACAATTAAGGCCCCTGCAAATGCTGATTTAACTTCACATACCTTGACATTACCAGTAAATGATGGTGATTCAAATAATATGTTGATTACAAATGGAAGTGGTGTAATGTCATGGGCAGCTGCAGTCAATGCAACAACTGGTACATTCTCAGGTAACGTAACTTCTACAGGAAATACTGCTGGAAATGTACAAGTCGGTATCACAGCAGACAACGAAATAGACACTAGTTCTGGAAACCTGACAATAGATTCTGCTGGTGGAACAGTAACGATTGATGACAACTTAACTGTTTCTGCAAGTAAGACTATTGATATGGGTGCAAATAGGGTCACAAATATTGCAGACCCCACAAGTGCTCAAGATGCAGCTTCTAAAGCATATGTTGATGCAGTCAAACAAGGACTTGATGTAAAAGACTCAGTTGCTTGTGCAACTACTGCTGATGTTAGTTCTTGGACATACAATAATGGTAATGGAACATTAACAGCTTCTGGAAATGGTGCAGTATCACTTGATGGAGTAGCACTTACTGCAAATATGAGAGTACTTGTTAAAAACCAAGACCCTGCAACAGAAAACGGAATCTATTATGTATCTACTGTAGGTACAGGAAGTGCAACATTAGTTCTCACAAGAGCAACAGATGCAAATACTGGTGCAGAACTTTCTGGTGGAACATTCGTTTTCGTGGAACAAGGAACAGTTGCAGCTGAGAATGGTTATGTATTCACTCATAATGGTGATGCAACATTCGGTACAACTGCATTAACAGTTTCACAATTCTCAGGTGCAGGACAAATCATTGCAGGAACTTCCTTAACAAAAACAGGAAACACTCTTAATGTTGCAACTGATGGAACTACAATGTTTACTCTATCAGATTCTTTGAGTGTACAAAGTTCTGGTACTGCTGGACAAGTTTTACGTTCCACAGGAAACACAGGACAGGCTGCAGTTTATGGTCAGTTAGACCTTGCAAACTCAGATGCAGTCACAGGAATTACTTCTGTTGCAAATGGTGGAACAGGGAAAAATTCTGTTACTGCACACTTGTTAATGGTAGGAAATGGAACAAGTGCATTTAACACTATTGCGATTGGAACTTCTGGACAAGCATTATTAAGTGGTGGTTCTGGTTCTAATCCAGCGTTTGGAGATATTGACGGAGGTACATTCTAATGGCTACAGTAATTAAATTAAAAAAATCGGAAACTGCTGATTCTGTACCAACCACATCTAATCTTGAGGTTGGAGAAGTTGCAGTTAATACAGCAGACCAAAAAATTTATGTAAGAGATTCTAGTAACAATATTGTTACAGTCGCAAATAAAGGTGAGAATCTAGGAACAGTATTAGCAATGACAGTTGCTTTAGGATAAGGATAATATGGCAGTACCAACATCAAAAAGTACATTAAAAGAACATTGTTTGAGAGCATTAGGTAAACCAGTTATTGATGTAAATGTTGATCCAGATCAATGTGATGACCGCATTGATGATGCACTTCAATATTTTGCAGAGTATCATATGGATGGTGTTGAAAGAATGTATCTTAAATACAAAATGACCGATTCACAAATTACAAGAGGTCAAACAGATGCAACTACTTCTGTTACAGATTCAATAGATAATTCTGGTGGTGCATATGCATGGTTAGAACAGAAAGTATGGCTACCACTCCCAGCTCCAGTAATATCAGTATTAAGAATATTTCCAATAACAGATCATTCAACTGTACCTATGTTTGATATGAAATATCAAATGAGATTAAATGACTTATGGGATTTTACATCAACATCTATGATAAATTACCAGATGTTGCAAGACCAATTAGATTTAATAGACCATTTACTTACAGGAGAAGTTCCAATTCGATTTAATCAACATCAAAATAGACTCTATTTGGATATGGATTGGGAAAATGAAGTTAAGGCTGACCAATATTTTATAATAGAATGTTATAGGAAATTAGACCCTACAGTTTATACAGATGTTTATAATGACCTATTTCTTAAAAAATATGCAACTGCACTTATCAAGAAACAATGGGGTGCAAATTTAATAAAGTTTAATGGTGTAACTATGTTAGGTGGTGTTCAAATGAATGGAGAAACCATTTATACACAAGCTGATGAAGAAATAAAATTATTAGAAGAACAACTACTTAATGGTTACGGATTACCAGCAGACATGATGATAGGATAAAATGCCAACAAATGTATATTTTAATACAGGCTCAACCGCCGAACAGAGATTATATGAGAATCTAATTATCGAACAACTTTCGGTATTTGGACAAGATGTATATTATCTTCCTAGAAAGTTGGTCAATAAAGATACTTTGTTTGGTGAGGACACATCTAGTTCTTTTAATGACGCATATATAATAGAGATGTACCTAGATAACATAGAAGGTTACGAAGGTCAAAAAGAAATGATGACTAGGTTTGGTATTGATATGCAGGATGAAGCTACATGGGTAGTTTCTAAGAGAAGATTTGAAGAATTAATATCAACAGATCAAAATTTAATTGTAAGTAGTCGCCCTAATGAGGGTGATTTGATTTACTTTCCTGACGGAAAGAAATTATTTGAAATAAGTTTTGTAGACCATGATGACCCTTTTTATCAACTACAGAACTTACCAGTATACAAAATGCGATGTCGTACTTTTGAATACAGTCATGAAGATATGGCAACTGGTGTAACTGCTATTGATGATATAGAAACAGCAGAGTCACTAGATGCACTTGAATATCAAATTATATTGGAGTCTGGAACTGATTCAGGCACTAATTATTTAATAACAGAAGATGGTGATTGGATCGTAAGTGAAGCCTACAATATAGATTCTGTAGACGAAGGATCTGATACTGACTTCTTTGAAACTCAAGGTGATTCGATACTTGATTTTTCGGAAAGAAACCCATTTGGTGAGGTAACATAATGCTTGGAAATACTTTTTATCACGAAACTATGAGAAAGTGTGTTATAGGATTTGGCACACTTTTTAACGACATTCATATTACTAGAAAAGATAGTTCTGGTAATGTAATACAATCTATGAAAGTTCCTCTTGCATACGGAGCAAAACAGAAGTTTCTTGCAAGATTAACTGAAGATCCTAATTTAAATAAATCGGTTGCAATCACATTACCAAGAATAGGTTTTGAGATTGGACAGATTTCCTATGATGCATCTCGCAAATTAAATAAAATCCAGAAAGTAAAAAAGGCTGGTTCTGCTAATAATAAAGTAGATACCCAATATATGCCCGTTCCTTATAATATGGATTTTGAATTATTCTGTATGTCAAAAAATAGTGATGATGCGTTGCAAATAGTAGAACAGATTCTACCATATTTTCAACCAGATTACACAATCACTATCAACGATATTGTTCAAATGAGTAGTAAGAGAGATGTTCCTATCATATTAACAGGAGTATCTTATGAGGATAATTACGAAGGAGACTTTGGAGATAGACGAGCTCTTATCTATACATTTTCTTTTACTGCAAAGATGTATCTATACGGCCCTGTTATTTCTGGTGGAGTTACTACGAAGGTACAAGTAGACCAATATACAGATTCAGCATCAGCTGCACCGAAACGAGAACAAAGATTAACAGTTACACCTACTCCTGCAACAGCTGGACTTGATGATGATTTTGGATTTAATGAAGCATCTTCATTCTTCCAAGATGCAAAAGAGTTTAATCCAGAGACAGGACAGGATGAGTAATGGAAAAAATAAATGAGATTCTAGGGATTGCGGATAAAGCAGTAGCCTCCACTAAAACCCAAACTGCTACTGTGATTCCTAGACCTCAAACAAATGATGTTGAGGAGGATGATTTTAAATACAGTCGAGAAAATCTTTACCACATAGTGGAACGTGGTCAAGATGCACTTGAGGGTATTATGCAAGTTGCCCAAGAAACTGAACATCCAAGAGCCTACGAAGTTGCAGGACAACTCCTAAAGACTAATGCAGACAATGTAGAAAAATTAGTCAATCTTCAAACTACCAAAAAGAAACTTAGAGAAGTTGACCAACCTCAACGAGTTACTAATAACAATTCTTTATTCGTTGGTTCTACAAAAGAATTACAACAAATGATAAAAAACAAAAAATGAAAACATTTAAAGAACTATACAAATCTTATCCAGGCAAGGGATGGCTTGATGATGATGAAATACCTAAGATTAAACCAAAAGATATTGTTTGGAGATCTCAAGTTCATCGTTGGGATTCTGAAGTACGAAGTGATAATACAAGAATGATAATAGTAAAAGAAAAGGGAAAATTTAGTATGTATGCAATAAGTGATAAAAGTGGTGAAGTACTTTTTCATTTTGGTGATAAACCTACACTTGATGATGCACTAAAATTTGCTGAAATTAGAAAATGGCGAAAGAGTACTAAATAATGCCAGATGTATATCGTGATAACCCGAATCTCAAACGGGCAAATGTTCAAATTCAATATACTAAAGAACAAGTACAGGAGTACCAAAAATGCATGGAAGATCCTGTATACTTCACGGAAAATTATATCAAAATAGTAAGTTTAGATGAGGGTTTAATACCTTTTAAACTCTATGAATTTCAAAGGCAGATGATGTGGACATTCCACACAGAAAGATTTACCATCTGCAAACTCCCTAGACAGTCTGGAAAATCCACTACAATTATTGCATATTTACTACACTATTGTTTATTCAATTCTACAGTAAGTGTTGCAATCCTCGCAAACAAAGCTGTTACTGCAAGAGACTTACTCAGTAGACTTCAACTAGCATATGAACATCTTCCAGATTGGTTACAACAAGGAGTAATGACATGGAACAAAGGAAGTCTAGAACTAGAAAATGGGTCAAAAATTTTGGCATCTTCTACATCTGCCTCTGCGGTGCGTGGTGGATCATACAACATTATTTTCTTGGATGAGTTTGCATACGTTCCTAATAATATAGCATCACAATTCCTAAGTTCTGTATATCCTACAATTTCTTCTGGTAAAGAGTCTAAGGTGATGATGGTGAGTACACCAAATGGAATGAATATGTTTTACAAGATTTGGAACGATGCAGAGAATGGAAACAATACTTATGTACCAATAGAAGTACATTGGAGCGAAGTTCCAGGCCGTGATAAGAAATGGCAGGAAGAAACTGTTAAGAATATTGGAGAAGAACAGTTTCAAACAGAATTTGATTGTTCTTTCTTAGGTTCTTCAAATACCCTAATTCATGCACAAAAACTGGCTGCAATGTCACATTCTACACCTATTACTAATAATGCAGGATTAAGGGTATATGAAAAACCAAATCCTGAATGTGCATATGTAATAACTGTTGATGTTTCTAGAGGTATTAATAGTGATTATTCTGCATTTGTGGTAATGGATGTATCAGAAATACCTTACAGACAAGTTGCAGTATATAGAGATAATGAAATTAAACCAATGGAATTTCCTTTAATCATACATAGAGTCGCAAAAGCATATAATCATGCATATGTGATGATTGAGGTTAATGATATAGGAGCCCAGATTGCAGATGCAATGCAGTTTGATATGGAATATGATAATCTTATTATGACTACACAACATGGTCGAAGTGGACAAATTGCAGGAGGTGGTTTTTCTGGAAAGAAAGCACAATTAGGTGTAAGGACAACAAAAGCACTTAAAAAGGTGGGATGTTCTAATCTAAAAACCCTTATGGAAGATGATAAAATGGTAATATGTGATTTTGATACTATTGTAGAATTATCTTCTTTTGTAGTAAAAGGTCAATCATATGAAGGTTCTGATGGTAATACTGATGATCTAGTGATGTGTTTAGTACTCTTTGCATGGTTGACAGACCAAACTTATTTCAAAGAATTAGTCAATCTTGATATTCGTAAACAACTTTGGAGAGATAAAATAGATTTAGTGGAACAAGATATGGCTCCATTTGGATTTGTTTTAAATGGTGTTAGAGATGAACATGGGGAAAAGATTGGAGAGACTATAGATGAATATGGTTCAGTCTGGAATCCAGTAGTATCTTCTAATAGGGAATATCTAGAAGATTGGTGATAATTCAATCTCATTATTTAATTTAGCCTCACAATTTAAACATACAATCTTATTCTTTTGTATCCGTTCCAAAATTGGTATCCTGAGTCTTTCTCTGAGTCCTTTCTGTCTTGAAATGATTCGGATTTCTTTGTTGTCAGGGTAGAATGCCAACGTACACGTTTCTGTTTCCCCACAGTATATACACGATTTATCTGCAAGTAATTCGTTAATCCATATATCACGTTTTCTACGAGCCTTTCTAACTCCTTCTTTGATTGTTTTCTTGTATTTCTGGTAGTGTTCCATAGAATTATTTATAACTCAAAAATGTTATAAATACCCTCTCTGAAAAAACATAAAAGTATAAATACTTTCAATAACATTTCTATTAAGGAGATTGGAATGGCGTTTCAAGTTTCACCTGGCGTACAGGTAACAGAAAAAGACTTAACAAACGTAGTTCCCGCTGTCGCAACATCGATTGCTGGTATAGTTATGGCCGCAGAAAAGGGGCCAACTGATTCTGTAACTGCAATCGCATCTGAAGAAGAGCTAGTTCAAATTTTTGGAGAACCTAAGTCAACCAGTAATCAATTTGAGGATTGGATGGCTGCAGCTGCTTTTCTAGGATATGGTAACGCATTGAGAGTCGTAAGACCCGCAAGTGGAGCTGTAAATGCTGTCAGTACTGGTACTGCGTTTTTGATTAAGAATAACGATCACTATAAAGATGGTGATGGTTCTACAGGCCCTTATAATACAGGGTCAGCTTCCGTAGGACAATGGGCAGCTAGGACTGCCGGTGCTTGGGGTAACAATTTAAAGGTTGCTATGTGTCCAAGTGCAGCTGAGTTTGAACAAACATTCTCAGGAGGTTCAGGAACACTTGGTGTTGTAGATACAACAGCAGCAGTTGGTGCAACTACAGTAGTAATCGATAAAGCTGGAGGTTCTGCTGGTGCTGGTGGTGCAAAATACAATGTTGGAGATATTGTTCACTTTCAAGAAGCCGATGGTTCTGAATATAAAATAACAGCAATCAGTAATGATAATTTAACCATTGAAAGATATGGTACTGCAAATACTGCTGGAGGACTAAGGACTGAGATTGCAGCTGATACAGATGTTCGTAGGAGATGGGAATATTACGATCAATTCTCTGCAGCTCCAGGCACATCAACATGGGTCAATGACCGAACTGGTGTTTCCACAGCTGATGAGATGCATATCATTATAATAGATGAAGATGGTGGTATTACTGGAATTCCCGGCGAGATTTTAGAAAAATATGAAGCTGTATCTAAAATTTCAGATGCAAGAACAGCAGAAGGTGCATCTAATTATTACAATGATGTAATATTCAATAGTTCATCTTACATTTATTGGATGGATCATCCTGCTTCAGCATCGACAGGATATGGTAATACTGCAGCTACACAAGGTACTACATTGTTTACTGCACAATCAGAAGTTATTACTTCAATTTCACTTGCTAGTGGTGTAGATGATTATGCACTTACCGCAGGAGAAATTAAGGATGGAATTGACCGATTCAAAGATTCAGAAACAGTCGATTTAAACCTTTTCATTTGTGGTAAAGCAGATGCAACCAAAGCAGGAAATGCAATGGATATGTGTACTGATAGAAAAGATGCAGTTGCATTCGTTTCACCAGAACTTTCAGATGTGGTGAATGTTGCAAATGAAGTAACACAAACATCAAATGTCAAAGCATTCTTTGACGGACTAACATCAACATCCTATGGTATGTTCGATAGTGGTTACAAATACACTTATGATAAGTACAATGACACTTATCGGTGGATTCCACTAAACGGAGATATGGCAGGATTATGTGCAAGAACAGATATTATTGCAGATGCGTGGTTCAGTCCAGGCGGTTTTAATCGTGGACAAATAAGAGGAGTTGTAAAACTTGCTTATAATCCACAGAAAGCCAACAGAGACATTTTGTATCGTGCAAGGATAAATCCAGTTTGTTCATTCCCAGGCCAAGGCACAGTCTTGTATGGGGATAAAACTGCACAAGCAAAACCAAGTGCGTTTGATCGTATCAACGTAAGACGATTGTTCATTACAATAGAGAAAGCAATCTCAACCGCAGCTAAATTCCAGTTGTTTGAATTTAACGATGAATTCACAAGAGCAGGATTTAGAAATATGGTTGAACCTTTCTTGAGAGATGTACAGGGTCGAAGGGGAATTACAGATTTCCTCGTAGTATGTGACGAGTCAAATAACACAGGAAGTGTTATTGATCGTAACGAGTTTATTGCTGACATTTTTGTTAAGCCTGCTCGGTCTATTAACTTTATTTCTCTAAACTTTATCGCCACGAAAACTGGTGTTGCGTTTAGTGAAGTAGTTGGGGCATAGGAGGTATAAATGGCAAACATAAACGACTTTAAAGCAGTACTAAAAGGTGGTGGAGCTAGAGCTAATCAATTCTCAGTAACTATGCCATTTCCTGGCTTTGCAGCTGAGGGTGGAGAAACACGACAAATGTCCTTTTTATGTAAAGCGACACATTTGCCTGGCATGACTATAGCTGAAACTCCTGTACCATTTAGAGGTAGAACTCTATTTATTGCAGGGGAACGTACTTTCGAGCCTTGGACTACAACTATTATGAATGATACCGATTTTGCAATCCGTAATGCATTAGAAAGATGGATGAATGAAATTAATTCATTATCTGATAATAGTGGATTGACAAATCCATCTGATTATATGGTTGATGCATTTGTTGACCAGCTAGATCGTGCTGGACAAGTAATCAAATCCTATACTTTTAGAGGATTATTTCCATTAACAGTAGGACAAATAGATTTGGCCTACGACTCTAATGATGTAGTAGAGGAATTTGAAGCAACATATCGTTACCAATTTTTTGAAACAAATACTACAACTTAACATTTCGTATAAATATTTACATTGATAAATTGAATACGGAGTGTTATGGCACAATTATTTGGGTTTCAAATTACTAGAGCTTCTAAGGAAAAGGGAGAGCAACCTACTTTTGTTCTCCCCGATCCTGAAGATGGAGCAACGACATCCGCTGGTTTTTATAGTGAATTTTTAGATATTGAAGGTCAGACTAAAAATGAAGCTGACCTTATTAGACGATATAGGTCTACAGCAGAGCATCCAGAATGCGACCTCGCAATCGAAGATATTGTCAATGAATCTGTGAATACAGAGGAATTAAAAGCCCCTGTATCTCTTAATACTGACAATCTCCCCTATTCATCAAAAATCAAGCAGAGAGTTAGAGAAGAATTTGAACAAGTTTTAAACTTATTAGATTTTAATAATAAAGCACATGATCTTTTTAGAAGATGGTATATTGATGGAAGGATTCATTTTCATAAAATTATAGATGAAACTGACCCACAGAAAGGAATACAAGAATTAAGATTTGTTGATGCTTTAAAAATTAAAAGAGTAAGAAAAGTACAACGAGAAGTAACTAAAAAAGGATCACCTACTGTTAGTGTACTGGAAGATTATTATGTATATAATGAAGGTGGTTTAGGAGGAAAAACTGGTGCATCTGCAGCTAGTGGTACAATTAAGATTACTGCTGATGCTGTTGCACAATGTCCTTCTGGATTATATGACCCTTCTAAAAACATGGTTCTTTCTTACTTGCATAAAGCAATCAAGCCTGTCAATCAGTTAAGAATGATTGAGGATGCGGTAGTAATTTATCGTATTGCAAGGGCACCAGAACGAAGAATTTTTTACATAGATGTTGGTAATCTACCTAAAGTAAAGGCAGAACAATATCTAAAAGATGTCATGAATCGTTACCGAAACAAGTTGGTGTATAATGCATCTACTGGTGAGATTCGTGATGACAGACAACAGATGAGTATGTTGGAAGATTTCTGGCTGCCTCGTAGAGAAGGTGGTAGAGGTACAGAAATTACTACATTACCTGGCGGTTCAAATCTAGGTGAGATTGATGACATACTTTATTTTCAAAAGAAATTATACAGATCCCTAAATATACCTATTAGTCGTTTAGAAACGGAGAGTGGGTTTAATTTAGGTCGTGGTGCTGAGATAACAAGAGATGAAGTTAAATTCACTAAGTTTGTTCAGAAACTACGAAGAAAATTTAATGCTCTTTTTAACAATATTCTTAAAACACAATTATTACTTAAAGGTGTTGTTGCAGAAGAAGATTGGTTAAGCATTAAGGATAATCTTTCATATCAATATATGAAGGATGGACATTATGCAGAAATGCGAGATATGGATCTATTGCGTGACAGATTAGATGTCCTAAATACAATAGAACCTTATATTGGACAATATTTTTCTAAAAAATATGTTCAAAAGCAGGTATTCAGAATGTCAGATCAAGAAATTGAATCTATGGATAAAGAAATGGAATCTGAACCTGAGCCTGATTTAGATATGGATGACCAATAATTAAAACAATGGAGATAAATTATGAGTGAAGTACCAGATATGATCTCAGCAGTAATTGCTGATAATAAAGTTGATGCAGAATCACACTTTAAAAATACAATGGCACAAAAAATTGGAAGTGCATTAGATTTAAAAAGAGTAGAAGTTGCAAATTCCTTAGTACAAGGACAACCAGAACCAGAACCAAAACCAGCAGAAAATACTGCCGATGAAAAAGTTTAAGGAATTTAATACATGGGTTGTAGAAAAGGATGAACATAAGAAATCATCCACTTACAAGAAACTTACACCTAAAATGAAGAAGGCAGTCGATGATACCTTCGCATCATTGGAGAAGAAGCCAGGTGATTTTTTAAGTACATTTGATAAGAATGTAGAGAAAGTTGCAAAGAAACATGGTGTAAAAGTTAAAGATATTATGGATTATTTTGACAAAGAAATGCTAACAATTTAGGATAAACTATGGCAAATTCAATTAGAAATTCAAATCAGAGGAGTGTATTACATATAGACTCTACTGATGGCGCAATAACATTAGCAGAACTTAAAGGTGCTAATGAGGCTACCCCAACTAAAGCACATATTGTCGAAATATTCTGGCAAACTGCAACTTCAATTACCATAGATAGGGGTGGTACAGATGTTCATGCCTTTACAGGAACAGGACATTGGAATTTAGGTGCAGCTGGTGCTGAATTGGCAGGATCACAAACAGCAGATATTGGTATTACAGTAGCTGGTGATTCTTATGCAGTTATTGTTGTACATAAATCATACGAAACAGTATAAGGGGTACACATGAAATTAATCACAGAAATGTATGATGATTTTGAACTTCTTACTGAAGGTAAGGATGGAAAAGATCTAAAAATCAAAGGGGTTTTCATGCAGGCCGAGACTAAGAATAGGAATGGTCGAATGTACCCACTTGATACTTTAATGAAAGAAGTTAAACGATATAATAAGGAACTTGTAGAACCAAAACGTGCTTTTGGGGAGTTAGGACATCCTGACGGCCCAACAGTCAATTTGGACAGGGTTTCTCATTTAATCGAAGAACTTTATCCCGAAGGTAATAATATCATTGGGAAAGCTAAGATTCTTGACACACCAAATGGTAAAATTGTCAAGGAACTCTTAAATGCGGGTGCAAAACTTGGAGTCTCTAGTAGAGGAATGGGAACACTTGAAAAGAGGGGTCAAACTAATGTAGTTAAAGACGATTTTTATCTTGCAACAGCAGGAGACATCGTTGCTGATCCGTCTGCACCAGAAGCGTTTGTGGAAGGAATTATGGAAGGAAAAGAATGGATTTGGGATAATGGAATTCTTAGAGAATCCGAAGTTGCCCGAATTCAAAGAGTTGCTTCCGAAAATAAAAAGCTTGAAGCTTTTGAAATGTTTCTTTCAAAACTCTAATTTTATAAATATAATTAATCAAAACTTTACAAGGAGACTTAAAATGTCTGAAGAACTCAATAAAGAAATGGAAGAAGTGGTTGAGGAAGAAAAGGTAGAAGAAGCTTCGGCTCCTAAAGCCTCAAACCCAAGTTCCGTTAAATTAAAGCAGGAAGATGATGATATGATAAAACCAAAAACTTCCGGCAAAGCATCTGCTCCTTCAGCTACTAAAGGTACAGTTAAACCAGTATCGGCAGTTGAAGCTAAAGAAGAAGATGAAGAAGAAGATTCCAAAGAATCTGAAGAAGAGCAGAAAGAAGCTCGAGAAATTCCTAAACTAAAATCAGAAATTCTTGCTGGTCTAGTTGATCACTTAAAAGGTCTTAAAAAAGAAGATCTTTCTAAAATCTATGGTTCACAAGTCATAGGTGAAGAAGAAGGTGATGATGATGAGGAAGAAGAAGATGATGAGGAAGAAGCTGAAGAATCTAAGAAGGTTAAAGAATCTATTGACCAAAAAATCGAAGATTTAGATGTTTCACAAGATGTTGAAGCATTGGTTGATGGAGAAGAACTTTCGGAAGAATTTAAGACAAAAGCTGCAACTATTTTTGAAACTGCAATTAAGTCAAAAGTTCGTTCTGAATTAGAAAAAATTCAGGAGGAAAACGACAAGCAGATGGAAGAACTTGCAGAAACTTCAATGACAAGTATGGTTGAGAAAGTTGATGACTATCTTAACTATGTTGTTGAACAATGGATGTCTGAAAACGAACTTGCTATTGAGCGTGGACTCAAAGGTGAGATTGCAGAAGATTTCATTAGTGGTCTAAAAGGATTATTTGAAGATCACTATATCGATGTTCCAGATGAGAAGTATGACATTCTGGAAGCCAATTTGACTAAGATAGAAGAATTGGAAGAAAAATTAAACAAGCAGATGGAAGAAAATGTCCAGTTGAAAAAGGCAAAAGGTGAACTTGTAAAAGAGTCCATGATTGCCGATGTTGCTGATGGGATGACTGATACTGAAACTGAGAAGTTCCAAAGTCTGGTTGATGATGTTGAGTTTTCTGATGAAGTATCTTACAAAGAGAAACTTCAAACGATTAAAGAAAGCTATTTTGGAACTGGAAAAGTAGAATCTGAGGAAACTGAGGTTATTACTGAAGAAGGTTCACAAGAAGTTCAAGAAGTATCTGGACAGATGGCACAGTATATGAAAGCCATAAAGAAAGATCATTCAAGAGCTCAAAAATAATATCTGAAAAACTTTAAAGGAGAAATTCATGTATAATTCAGAGCAACTCCAAGAGAAGTGGCAACCAGTATTGAATCATCCCGATCTACCACAGATCTCAGATGCATACAAACGTGCGGTTACCGCTGTTGTCTTGGAAAACCAAGAAAAAGAACTCAAAGAGTCACGACAGTTTTTGTCTGAGGCAGAAATGTCCACAGCCGATGCAGTCGCAAACTGGGATCCAGTTTTGATTTCTTTGGTTCGTAGGTCTATGCCTAACTTAATGGCATATGATATTTGTGGTGTGCAACCAATGAGTGGCCCCACAGGACTTATTTTTGCAATGAAAGCAAGAGTAGGTGAAGGTGCAACTAGTTCAGACGAAGCACTTTTTGATGAAGCAGATACTGCTGATTCTAGTGCATTCGCTGCAGGAGATTCACACGCTGGTGCTGAGCCTGGTGTTCTTAACGATGCAGGAGCAACAGCAGCTGTTACAACTCAAGCAGGCGATCCTGACATTTGGGGTATAAACACAGCTGGTGATTATAACGTAAAACCTGCTGATACTACAGCTTCAGGTGAGACTTATGACACTTCAGGTGCTCCAGTATTCCAAGACATGGGATTCACCATTGAGAAAGCAACAGTTACCGCAAGGACACGTGCCCTGCGTGCTGCTTACACAATGGAACTTGCACAAGACTTGAAAGCAATTCATGGTCTTGATGCAGAATCCGAATTGTCAAACATTCTTAGCACAGAGATTCTTGCTGAGATCAATCGTGAGGTAGTTCGTACTATCTACATTACAGCAAAAAAAGGATGTCAAACATCTGCTTCTGCTGGTATCTTCAACTTAGACACAGACTCTAATGGTCGTTGGTCAGTTGAGAAGTTTAAAGGTCTGTTATTCCAAATTGAGCGTGATTGTAACGATATTGGAATTCTGACTCGTAGAGGAAAAGGAAACATTCTAGTTTGTTCCGCTGATGTTGCATCTGCCCTTTCAATGGCTGGTGTTCTTGACATTGGTGGTGGAGCCAATGGTTCTGGAAACTTAAATGTTGACCCAAGTCCAGAAGGAAGTACTTTCGCAGGAACACTTGGTGGAAGAATTAAGGTCTTTGTTGATCCTTATAACTCCGTTGTAAGTGCAAGTGCTGCTAATAACTGGTATGTTGCTGGTTATCGTGGTTCTAATGCTTACGATGCAGGTTTGTTCTATTGCCCATACGTTCCATTGCAAATGGTTCGTGCGGTATCCGAAGAAACTTTCCAACCACGAATTGCATTCAAGACACGTTACGGAATGGCAGTTAATCCGATGTCAGAGACATCAGCTGCGATTTCTGCAAATTCAATACCTTTCTCACCAGATAGTAACACTTACTATCGCAGAGTTCGTGTAAGTAACTTGATGTAATCACACATCTTAGAGGGGGAATCGTTATTCTCCCTCTAACCCCTTTATTATAAACAAACCCTAATAGGAGAAAAATTCATGTTAGACCAAATCTCAGGGTGGATTAAACAAGTAACAAACATAGGATTAGGGCTTATTGCTCTAGGTGTTGTACTCCAAATTTTATTTGGGGCTGCAGTTCCATTCTTAGGTTTGGATGTAGTTGGTTCAGTCGTTGCGCTTGTAAAGGCACTAGGATCTGAAGGACTAGTTGGTTTAGTCGCCATATGGGTGCTTTGGGGAATTTATTCTAAATAACCCTAATTCATTAATATAGGGGGGGATGGATTCTCCCCTATTTCCTTCCTTATAAATACTAGTGTAACAATTTTAATATAAAAACAATGGCAGACACTAGTCAACCTACAGTATTTGATTACGCAACTGGAACTCAATGGAGACTTGCGTTTAATCGTCTACCCAAAACAACTTGGTTTTGTACAGCTGCAAATTTACCTGGCATTACTTTAGGAGAAGCAACATTTCCCACACCTATGACAGATACATTTGTTGCAGGAGACAAACTTACATTTGAAACCTTAAATATAACTTTTTTGGTAGATGAAGAACTTCAAAATTATAGAGAATTATGGGATTGGTTAGTAGGAATGGGGGCTCCCAAACAACATTCACAATGGTCTACAGCATTAACTAAAGGTGATGGAACAACTTTAAATTTTAGTTCAGTAGGTTCTGATGATGAAATTGACCCTAGAACAGCTTCTGTGATGCAAAAAGGAACATCTACAGAAGGAAATTTATATTCAGATGGTGCATTAATAATATATAATTCTAAGAATGTACCAAAAGTAGAAGTTAAATTTAAAGATATGTTTCCTACAACATTGTCTGGATTAGAATATTCACAAGAATTAACAGATGTTGAATATTTTAAAGCAACAGCAAGTTTTAGGTATCTTTATTATGAGTTTGAGACTTCATCGTAATAAATACTCACAAGTAGCCTAAACATAAAAATTAATTTAAGTGAGTCCACTTGATTAGGCTGTGTGACAATATAGCTATCATGTTTAGGCTACGTCTTTCGTAGGGGGAAAAAACTTGACATTTCCGTTTTTATATGTTATTATGAGTATGTCGAGTTTCTAATAACTGAATCTATAGAATAAGTAACAATGACTTTATCAGAAATACAAGAAATGGTCAGAAAAGACCTAAAAATCAATGACCTTGAATTAGACATAGAATCTTTACGAATCCCTTCTTTACATTCCAAATATTTACAGCTCTTAACAGAGCATTCCCTTCTTCTAAAAAAGACACAGGGAGAACTTAATGTTCTCAAAAGGGATAAATGGGTGTTTTACACAGGGAAAGCAACAGAAGAAATTTACAAGGAAAAGGGTTCTTTTGATGTAAAGTTACATACAAAGGATGACCAAAAAACCTTTATAGAGGCCGATAAGGAATATCGGGAACTAAAAGGTAAAGTTGAATACTATGAATCAGTAGTGGAATATCTACAGGAGATAGTAAGATCAGTTAGTAATCGATCTTTTCAAATAAAAAATGCGATTGAGTGGCGAAAATTCGAGGCTGGAATATGATATTATAATTCACAAGAAAGATGATGTTTATTTTCAGATTGAATGTGAAAGAAGTATTGCAAAAGAATTAAACGAATATTTCAGTTTCGATGTGCCTGGGGCAAAGTTTATGCCTTCATATAAGAACAGACTTTGGGATGGAAAAATTCGATTATTCGATACACGGAACAATCAAATTTACGTTGGATTGTCCGATTATATCTACAAATTTGCAACAGCAAAAAAATATACTATAAGTGGTGGGGTCAAAACCCAATTAGACATCGATGTTGATAGTGTTGAATCTTTCATAGAAGGATTAAAGAGTACAGTCAAGATTAGAGACTACCAGTTTGATGCAGTACAACATTCCATTAGACATGGAAGATGTATCTTGGTGAGCCCCACAGCAAGTGGTAAGAGTTTTATAATATACACATTGATACGTTACTACCAACAAATCATTGATAACTCACATATTTTGTTGTTAGTGCCACGTTCATCATTAGTTGAACAAATGTATACAGATTTCCAAGACTACGGCTGGGATTCTGAGAAGTACTGTCACAGAATTTATGCAGGAAAAGAAAAGACTTCACCAAAACTTGTACACATATCTACATGGCAATCCATATATCAATTACCAAAGAAACATTTTGAGAAGTATAAGGTTATATTAGGAGATGAGGTACATACATTTACAGCTAAATCTCTGAAAACCATAATGCAGAAAACCACAGATTGTCCTTATAAGTTTGGATTGACAGGAACACTTGATGATGCAGAGAGTCACCATTTAGTTCTTGAGGGTTTGTTTGGGTCAGTCAAGAAAGTGACTACTACAAAAAAACTTATTGATGCTAAACAAATCTCTGATTTAAAAATTATGGGAATTGTCTTGACTTATTCAGAAAAGGAGTGTATAATAAGAGACTATAATGAAGAAATCAAATTTATAACAGAGCATCCTCAAAGGAATAATCTGATTAGGAATTTGTGCATTGACTTAAAGGGAAATACTTTAGTCCTTTTTTCGTTAATTAAACATGGAGAGTTATTACACGAACTCATAAAGGAGAAGGCTGATGTTAAAAGAAAAACTTTTTATGTCTATGGGGGAACAGACTCAGAGACAAGAGAAAAAATTCGAGGAATCGTTGAATCAGAACGAGATTCGATTGTTGTCGCCAGTTTCGGTGTATTTAGTACTGGTATCAATATTAGGAATCTTCATAACATTATCTTCGCTAGTCCTTATAAAAGTCGTATCAGAAACCTTCAGTCAATAGGTAGAGGGTTACGGACACATGAAAATAAGGATGGAGCTAAGATATATGATATTGCAGATGACTTTAAGAATAATAACCATACGATAAAACATTTTGTTAAACGTATTGGTATCTATAATCAAGAAGAATTTGATTATGAGATTGTAAAAGTTAATTTAAAATGAAACATGAAACAGGAAAAACAACACTATGTTGATAATAAATTATTTTTTGCTGAAATGCAAAAGTGGAAAGCAGAGATTGATGAATCTGATGAGGTGGATGACTTACCACCAATGGTCACAGAATATATGGGTGAATGTTTTTATAAAATTGCCACTCATCTATCGTACAGGCCCAACTTTATCAATTATACCTATCGTGAGGAGATGATAGGTGATGGTATTGAAAATTGTATTAGATATGCAAAGAATTTTAATCCAGAGAAATCTAAAAATCCATTTGCATATTTTACACAAATTATATACTATGCTTTCATTCGTAGAATTACGAAGGAGAAAAAACAAACTGCAATTAAGCAAAAAATTATTGATAACACATCAACCAAGACATATGATATTATGGAAGGTGATGATGATGTGTATGAAAACACTTATATGGAATTCTTGCGAGATAATCTTGATGAGAAGGACATACCTAAACCAAAACGTAAAAAATCCAAAAAAGGGATTGAACATTTTTTAGAGGAGCTCGAAAATGAAAACTAAGTTTGAAGAATATGTTGACAATGTTGATAAACTTATTAGGGATTATACTAAAAAGATTCATATTGCTGAATTAGACAAAATATGTGAATCTATAGAAGATTCCCCAGCTGGAACTGGTAAGATGGATTTCTGGTTGGAAGATATTGTTGATAATGAACTTGTTTCAAGGAAAACGCCTAGTGAGTAAAATTGCAATATTAACCGATACACATTTCGGTGCGAGGTCAGATAGTTTGATTTTCAATGAATTCTTTTATGACTTCTACGAAAATCAATTCTTCCCATATGTTAAGGAAAATCCAGAAATTACAGCTTTTCTACATTTAGGAGATTGTCTAGATCGTAGAAAATATATTAATTATAAGATTGCAAAGGATTTTAGAGAACGATTCATAAGAGGATTGGATGAACTGAATATCCCTTGTCATTTTATAGTAGGCAACCATGACATATACTATAAGAATACTCTTGAAGTGAACTGTTATAAAGAGTTGACACTTCCAGAACAATGTTATGTATATGATGAACCTACTGTGATTACCATAAATGATTACGATATGGCAGTTATTCCATGGCTCACTACAGATAATGAAGATCAAGTTTATAGTCTTACAAAAGAGCCTGGAGTACAAGTTGCATTTGGACATTTGGAAATATCTGGATTTGAAATGCACTCAGGGGTTATGAGTCAAACAGGAATTAGTAAATCTATTTTCAATAAGTTTGATATGGTAATGTCTGGACATTTTCATAAAAGGTCTACTGATGGACACATATACTATCTTGGTTGTCCTTATCAGATGTCGTGGGCTGATGCAAATGATATAAAAGGGTTTCATGTATTCGATACAAAAACTAGAGAGTTGGAATTTGTACCAAACGAAAGAACCATCTTTGCTAAAATTCATTACAATGATAAGAAAACAGTTTACAAGGATGAGGATGTATCACAGTATGACCAAAAGTTTGTAAAGTTGTTCGTAGAGAATCGTGATGACTATTATGAGTTTGATAAATTCCTAGATAGACTCTATAATGACATATCGGTACATGACCTCAAGGTTGTGGAAGATTTTTCAGATTTGAGTGTAGATTTTGTATCGGATGATATAGTATCAGAAGCTCAAGATACCTTATCTTTACTAGACAAGTATGTAGAAGATATTGACACAAACCTTGATAAAGGAAGAATAAAAACTAAATTAAAATCATTATACATTGAAGCAGGCGATATAGATATATGATACATTTTAAATATGTGAAGTGGAAGAATTTCCTTGCTACAGGAAATCTTCCCTCAACTGTGAGACTTGATAAATCAGTAACAACTCTAATAATAGGTGATAATGGTGCAGGAAAATCAACAGTATTGGATGCACTATGTTTTGTCCTATTTGGAAAAGCATATAGACCTATTAAGAAAGCCCAACTGGTAAACTCTATCAATCAAAGAGACTGTGAAGTTGAGATAGAATTTCAAATCGGTAAAAACCAATTCAAAGTTATTCGTGGTATAAAACCTAACATATTCCAGATTTGGAGGAATGGTAAGGAATTAGACCAAGAAGCACACTCCAAAGATTTCCAGAAAATCCTAGAAGAACAGATACTAAAGTTGAACTATCGGTCATTTACTCAGGTAGTAATACTTGGAAGTAGTTGTTTTATCCCATTTATGCAGCTCCCCACAAGTCATCGAAGGGAAGTCGTTGAGGATATACTAGACATTAAAATATTTTCAATTATGAATTTACTGTTAAAACAACATTACAAAATGGTAAATACGGAAATGGTTGAATTATCTACACAAACTAGACTCAATGAAAGTAATAAACAACTTCAAGAAAAACATTTGGGAAGTATTGAGGAATCGTCTAGTAAAAGAATTAAGGCTTTATGGAAAGAAAAAGAAGGTTATCAAAATGATTTGGCTAAAAAACAGCTAGAAGTAGATAATTTACAAGAAAAAATACAAAACCTTATCCAGGCAGAGGCTGATCATGATAAATTGTCGTCTTTGAAAATCATGTTAGAATCTAGGAAAACTAATACTGAAAAGAAGATAAAATTCTTTAATGAGAAAGACAACTGTGATGTATGTGAGCAACCTATAGAATCATCATTTAAACAAACCAGAGTACAAGATTTGCAGGAAAAGGTAGTTGAGTTTGATGGTGGTCTTGATGAAATGAAAAAAGAGTTGGATAGTTTACATTCTAATATTCAAGAAATGAGTGGACATTCTAGAACCATTGATGGATTAAATACTGAAATAAAGAGTATCACAGGGCTCTTAGAACGATGCCAGAACGATTTAAATATTTTAAACGAAGAAAAGGATAAGACTGATAAAATAAAACAAGAAATTGCAGAACTTGAAACTAAGATAAAAGAAACTGATGATAAAATCAAGGAATTGAAGCAGGAAAATTTTTATCTTGACATTTGCAAGAATTTGTTGCATGATACAGGGATAAAGTCAAAAATCATAAAACAATATCTTCCTGTAATGAATCAAACCATACAGAGATATTTGGGGATTCTAGACTTTTATGTGAACTTTACTCTTAACGAGCAATTTGAGGAAACAATTAAATCAAGATACAGAGATGATTTTTCCTATGCATCATTTTCAGAAGGTGAGAAGATGAGAATTGATTTGGCTCTGATGTTCACTTGGAGAGAGATTGCAAGATTGAAGAATTCAACTAATACCAATCTCTTGATTATGGATGAGGTTTTTGATTCCAGTTTAGATGCTACTGGAACTGATGACTTCTTGAAGATTCTCAATAGCCTTGAGAGTCAAAACATCTTTGTGATTAGTCATAAGGGTGATGTATTATTTGATAAATTCAATTCGATTATTCGATTTGAGAAACAGAAAAACTTTAGTAAAATGGTAGAATCATGATATACACATTATTAGAACCAGACCATCCACTATTATTAACTGCACTTCCAGAAATAACAGCGGAAACTGAACCAGAGAGTAGACAAGAGTTACTAGACAATATGGTTGAAACTATGAAACATTATGGGGGGATTGGATTGTCTGCAAATCAATGTGGGATTCCAATTCGTATGTTTGTATTTGGTGACAATGAAAATTATGTTCCCTGTTTCAATCCAAGAATTATAGAGGTATCTGAAAAAAAGATTCCAATCGAAGAAGGGTGTTTGACATATCCTGGCCTCTTTGTAAAGATATTCAGACCAGATGAAGTTACTGCAACATTTGAAGATGAAAACAGAGAGCTACACAAAGAGACTTTTACAGGATTGATGGCAAGGGTGTTTTTGCATGAAATGGATCATATGGATGGAATTGACTTCCAAACCAGAGCTGGTCACTTAGCATTGAATATTGCAAAGAGGAAAAGACAACGTGGAGTAAGAAAATTGAAAAAAATACAAGAAAAATAAAAAAAAACTTGACAATGATATGGGGTTTCTGTATAATAGTACATGAAAAGTGAGGAATGGGTTCTCACTATTAACCCAAATGAGATTTGTTATGGGAATGATGAAAGAAAAGTTAATTGAAGAAGAAATTGGTGTCGATGAAGTTAAGGAAGGCCTCAGGTGGTTATCCATGTGGGGTAAAAAATCCTTCAAAGACCATACTGGTGAGTGGGTTGAGGTTCGTTGTTCTGGACAGATGAATCTGTTTTCAGATGAAATCGAAGTAATCCCACACGTTGTAGAGGGGGCGTAATGAGACTGATATTGAACGGAAAAGAAATCAAGAACGTAGAAGTTCTTAAATTTGAAAATGAAAAATCAAAATACATTGGTTACGAAATACGAAACAAGAAAGGCAAAAGGTGGTCTTTGGTTCGTAATCGTATGAATGATAGGTATCTTGGAGTTGTAAATCACGGCTCTATCAACCATCACAAGTTTCGTGGATATGAATGGATGTCTGATGAAACTGGTGATTTAGTAGGAGTTTGTTAATATGACTATACATATTGAAGATACGGAAACTATTTCTCCAGAAGATAATTTTGACAATAGTCTTATATTAGGATATATTGAAAAGGCTTTAAGTTCTGAAAGTCGATTGTTTACCAATTATAATCATTATGAGATTTATGAATTGAAATTGTGTGGATATTCCAATGGAGAAATTGCTGAAATGTATAATGTTACTGCGTCATATATTTCAACAATGATAAATTGGATAGAAGTGCGACTCAGGAAAAATTTGAAATTTTTAATCAATTAAAATATTATGACACATAAACAATATTTACGAAAAGTAGAACAACTGGAAAGGGCTGGAGATGAAGAAGGTCTTGCAGAACTGGAAAGTAAACGAATGGAAGATTTGGAATATAATTTAGACAAAGATTTTGTAATGTCTATGGATTTGGGAGAGTTCGATGAGGAACTTGAGGCCGAATACGGAGATCTTCTTTAAAAAAATGCCATTTTTGTCTTGACATCTTTTTCTGGATGTGAGATAATGTACTTAAACAATGAGAGAAAAACTTCTCATTAATCCTATAACTTCCCTAGAAAATTTAAAATGGAAACAGTAAACAAGGATGCAAAATCTCTGCTTGCAAAAATGCTTGCGACTGAGAACATTCATGTAGTACACAAGAGAATGCCTACGGCATATTTTGATACAAAAAATCGTGAATTGGGCCTCCCAATCTTGAAAGAGATGAATGGAGACATTTACGATTTAATGTGTTTACATGAGGTTGGTCATGCTCTTTGGACTGATAATGATGAGTGGATGGATATTGTCAAAAAGAAAACTGATGATGATGTTCCTAAGTCATTTATTAATGTTACTGAAGATGTGAGAATTGAGAGAAAAATTAAGGACAAATATCCTGGCGGTGTTAAGTCATTTTTGAGAGGTTATGCAAAACTCTACAAAGATGACTTTTTTGGTACTGCAAACATGGATTATGAAACTATGAACCTTGCAGACAAAATTAATCTTCATGCGAAGGTTGGTACTCTTACTGGTATTACTTTTAATGAAGAAGAAACTGCAATATATGACTTATGTAAGAAAGCAGTAACTTTTAAAGATGCAGTTGAAGCTGCAAAAGTTCTTTATGAGTACTGTAAGGAACATAACGAAGATACAGATTGTATGTCTGATGACCATGATATGATGGGTCAAGAGTGGGAAGAATCAGAAGATTATGAAAATTCTGAAAACTCTGGTTCATATGAGTCAAGGGAATCTGAAGGTTCTGAAGGCGAAGGTTCTGAAGGTGAAGATGGTGAAAAAGATGAATGTGATTCACCAGTTGACTCTTGTGAAGATGGCGAAAGTGGTGAAGATGGAAATGAATCTTCTGATAAAAATGAAAGTGGTAGTGAAGAAGGTGAGGAAACAAAAGGTGGAAATACAAATACTGCGGGAACTGGTGGTCTTGGAGACATGACTAATCCACTTCAAGCTGAAACAGTTTTGAGCTGGGAACAGAATAAAGAAGATTTAAATGATGATACTGGTAGAGATTACTTTTACATGAATGTTCCAGTTTCCAATTTGGATTC